TTCAATCATTAAGTTGATAAGATCTGCACCGGCTTTAGCATCATTTGTCAATTTCGTAACGTCGATGTTAGCAATACGAACGACATTTCTCCAGTCCCGTACAGTTAAACCAACATCATGTTTAAAGTGTGTACGATATGCCTCGAACATGGATCCATCTTCTTTAGTAACAGTAACAACACCTTTATCTTCTTGGTGCAAGCCTGCTGCAGAACCTTCAGGATAAATGCCATGAACGGACAAAGGACCCCAACCAACAAGCCAAATAGATGCCAAGTTACCTGTGCCACCTGCATCAAGAATGTTTTCTGCACTTGCTGCCTTCTTAATATCAAGAGTATTGAAGCGAGGAGCCAAGCCAATGAATTTTTCTGGCGTATTTTCATCGCCATAGAAGATTGTACGACATAATTCCTGCCCCATGGATTCAACGAATGCTTTATCTTCAGTTGCACGGAAGGATGCTTTATCTTTGGATTTATCAACAAGCGCTTTATCAGTTTGCGAATATGCTTCAAGCATACCGCAATTGTCGGTAATTTGACGTGTGGAGGATTTAGACGCTTGAACACCGCCATATAATTTACGCCATGTAACATCTGGCAAACCAGTACGTACAGTCGTTACAAAGCTAGACCCTTGGTTACATTCGACCATCGTCATATCTTGAATGATTTCAGTGGATTGGTCTAATTGCTCAATAATTTGAGCGACATTACCATTAGGATCCATTCGTTTTTGCAAATCTAAAAGTGTTAAATTTTGAGTTCCAATTGTAGCCATTAATTATTTACCTCATTTCTTAATACATAGATGGATACATTTTTCGTTTTGCTGTTTCTTCATCAGAATTTTGACCGGTTCCAGCTTGTCTTGTACCTTTACCCGGGTCTTCCTGAACCATTTCACCAACGACCGCAAATACCTTAATCATGTTGATATTGTTGTCAATGTGACTATCAACAAGTAATTGACGTAATTCCGGTACCGCTTTAGTTAGTGCTTCGATGCCTTTGCCTGCAAGCGCTACAGTTTCATCGAATTTACCGCCTAATTCCTTTTTGGCGTGTTCATAATCCGCTTGTTGCTTTTCAATAACTGCTTGCTCTTGCTGCTCTTGATAAGCAGTCAAGATGTTCTGTGCATACTGACTGCCAAACTTGGCTAGTTCAACAGCCTGTTCCTGTGTAGCACCGACTTGGTTAAGTAATTTGCTAAAGTCTGCAGATACAGTTTCATCAAGTTCAGTACCTTCAGGGAACACGGATTTGAAATCATAAACTGTTGGTTCAGCAGGTGGCGTATTATCACCGCCTAGTACAGATGGATTACTACCTTCGCCATCTGGTTTAGCAGGTGGTTCAGTAGGTGGCGTAGGATTATTTTGGTCCGGATTCGTGCCCGGTTCATTGCCAGTCATGTTATTGTTAGCACCCATATTTTCTTCAGCCATTTTGTTTCTCCTTTTCGACTAAATTATTAAAATATTCTTGTTGCCCGATATATTCGAGCTGCGCTTGATGGTACTGTTTAACGCCATCGGTGCCTAATTTAACTAGGTCCTTATGGAATAACAGCCCTATCGAACGCCTTCCTTCGTTAAAATACGTCTCACTATTTCCAGTAAACGATTGCTTTAAGATGCCCGAGCGATCCATTAGGCGACAAAAAAACCACCTACCTAGCTCTGTGCTAAGTACGTGGTTGAGAGCTTGCATATCTCGCTCTTGCATATAATCTTTAATAGTTTTCTTCATCTAGACACCGTCCATTCCTAGCCACTGCTGTAATGCAGGATTGCCATCATTGGCGGCATCTGTTGCTTGTTTGGCCGCACTAGCCATTTGAGGTGCTAGTTGAGCCGCTTGCATTAACTGCATTTGCTGCTCCTGTTCAGCCTGTGCTTGTGCTTGTTGTGCTAAGATTTCTTGATATTCATCATCAGAACGAATAATCTTAGCCGGAACACCGAGATTTACACCGTATGTATTGGCCGCTTCCTCAAAGTTGAACTTGTTGACGATATTAGGATTAGCTTGTGCCAAAGACATAATAAACGCAAAATACTGTTCGATATTTACCAATGAACTCATCTTTTGCGCTTGGGCAAGTGGTGAGATATATTCAATCTTCACTTCTTGACCGTTTAATTGGTCTAAGAGTTCCTCATCATCAACAGGTGGAAATACACCGGCACGATCTAGTACCGAATACACACGTTCAATGATTGGATTTAAGAATTCAGATAGCAATCGTTCAACAACAGGACCTAATTGCTGTAATTTTTCTTGAGTGCGTTCCATAACTTCACGAGCCGTCATCTGACCCTTGTCGATTTGGTCTAACATCAAGAATAAATCCGCACTATAGGCTCTCTTGATTGAATCCTCTGTTACTGCAATCTTATTTTGAATATCCTGTAAATTAGACTGTACTGCAAACATCGGTTCAACTTTATGTTGTCCCTCAATCTCTGTAATGCCACCCGGATACAAGTTAACCGTACTGATAACATCAGATGGTGCTTGCATAGGAGGCTTAACACCTAACTCAACGGCTGTTAGATAATCGAATTCCAACTTTTGTAGCATTTGTGAATCTGGTTGGGCAAACCATGCGGCACCCTTACCGTAGCCATTTAAATCCATTGACGTATGCCGAGCAATTGGAATTGGCCATTCTTCAAAGCCACCATGATATAACACTTCATCACTGTTGCTACCTTCAACCCAATAAATGGACGAATACGGCATATTGCGACGTCCTAACTTATCCTTACGGTCTTTGTTAGGCTCAACCAACCAATTGACTGTAAATGATTGTTGCAAGCTATTTCCGTTATCGTAAATATTCTTTATGTTATCCGGACAATTTTCATACCCGAACTGTTCGACAATCTGATCAACTGTCATTTTGTATTTACGACCAAAAATATTTACGATTTCCTTGCTGTTAGTACTAATAGCATAGGTACCTATCGGATACGATGTGAAACGAACACCAGATTCACTATCAGCAAATATCCCCATAGGAGCTTGACCCATGGTTAGTTCCATGTAAACTTGGTGAACTACGCTGTAGAAATTGGATTTAGCAAGAACCGCATACAAGATTTCCTCTCGTTCATCCAATAATTCAGCGACTTGGCTATTAGCTGCTACGTCGATATTCTCCATGGTTAGCTTAAACCATTTACGGCTTGGTGGAGTAAGTCCGCTCATAACACCACTGGCAAATATTTGGCAACTTTCCCAAGCTACAGGATTTAGGATTTTACCGTTATAAGGTTCTGATTGGTCTTCTTCACCATCAAATTGACCAATAAACGGCAACTGATAGTCACGCAACTGCTTCCACTTATTTACATATCGTTGCTGCGCATTAAATAGCTGAGAGAATTTCTTTCTCAACTTCGCATAATCACGCCTAACAGGCTTAACGCCCTCCGTAGGTTGTCTAGCCAGTAAAGATTCCATTTCCGCCATGCTATCCCCCTAAAATTGATTTCTGGCCGCCCACAGTCGGACCTAAGATAGTAGATTCAAAGCCACGTTTGAATTTGCGTTTAGTTTCTGCCATTTCCTCACCAGTCTGATTACTCATATTCGTTTGAACAGTTGGAGCTGGAGCAGGTGGTGTATAGTTAGCAGATGCACTCTTCATACACATCTTTATTCCTCGCTTTCTAA